CTGGACAATTAGGTTTATGATACCAAAAATGCCTAGATGGCAATCATACGTTGCCCAAACAACACAACCTATTTTTACACCTGAACAATGCAAAATGATTATTGATGCAGGTCATCAATGTGCGCCTGAAGAGGCAAAAGTTGGTGGAGGACCTACAGGTAAGCATGATACTAAAAAAAGAGTTACAACAATATCTTGGATACCTTTTTCTAAATTACCTGAGATGTACAAAGTTATTGAGAATCAATTATCTATTGTAAACTTAAATCATTTTTATTTTGATGGTGTAAGACTTACAGAACCCGCACAGTTTACAGTGTATCCTAAAGGTGGTTTTTATGATTGGCATATGGACTTAAATGCATTTGGTCAGGATGGTCAAAACCCAATTAGAAAAATATCTATGACTTGTTTATTATCAGATCCATCAGAGTTTACAGGTGGAGATCTTTTGTTTTCAGATGCTGGTGGAGAACAAACACCATTAAAATTAAAACAGGGACAGGCTATATTTTTTGCATCATTTTTAAGACACAAAGTAGCCCCGGTTAAGAAGGGGGTTAGAAAGTCATTAGTAATGTGGTTTGGAGGACCGCCTTTTAAATGAGTCAACTACAAAGAAAAATACTATTTCCAACTGCTGTTTATTTTAAAGATTTACCTAACTCTAAAGAACTTAATAAATATTTATTCAAGGAAATAAAAAAGTGGCGTAAAGCAGATCCTAAAGGAGAAGCAAAAACTAATTCTGGTTTTGGTTGGCACAGTAAAACAGATATGGATAAGCGAAAAGAATACCAACCCCTTATCGATGAATTATTTAAAATGGCTATGGAGTGTAATCAAGATTTTGGTGTTGAAGGTAAATTAGGACTAGGTAATATGTGGGCTAACGTTAATCCTACATACAGTTATAATAAAACTCATACACACCCAAACTCATTGTGGTCAGGTGTGTATTATATTAAAGTGCCGAAGAACTCAGGCAAGTTATTTTTAGAAGACCCTAGACCAGGACCTAATACACATATGCCTAGAAGACTAGATAATCTACCCGAACAATTATGGAGAGTATGTGCTTATGAACCTGTAGAGGGACGTATGATCTTTTTTCCATCTTGGCTTCCACACGGTGTTGATATAAATTTAAATACAGACAAAGGTGAAAAGAACTGGAGAATATCTGTGTCTTATAATTTTATACAAATATGAGTTTTAATAAAAATAAATATCAAGTTATACGTGGTGCTATATCTAAAGAGATAGCAGATATAGCTTATAGGTATTTACAAATATCAGCTGAAGCAGATCGCTGGATGTTACAGAATGGTGTAACACATCCTGGCAATAAACTTATTGGTAATTTTAATGATGCACAGGTTCCAAACTCTTACGCTAAATATGGTGATAGACTTATGGAAACACTGCTAGTTAAAACTATAGCTGTAATGCAAAAGAAAACAGGTCTTAAATTAGTGCCTACGTATTCTTATACAAGGCTATATAGAAACGGTAATATTCTTAAAAGACACAAAGACAGACCAAGTTGTGAAATATCTACCACTCTTAATCTAGGTGGAGATCAATGGCCTATATTTATCGATCCTACAGGGTCTGACAACGTCATAGACGAGTATAAAGGCATACATAAGCCTGGAGCACCCAAAGGTATAAAAGTGGATCTAAAACCAGGAGATATGCTTATTTACTCTGGTTGTGAGTTAGAGCATTGGAGAGAGCCTTTTGAGGGTAAATTATGTGGTCAAGTATTTCTACATTATAATCATGCAGATGGACAGTTTGCAAAGTCTAATTTATATGATAAAAGACCTATGCTAGGAATAGTCAAATAACGTTGAACATCAACGCAATCTAATATAATCTGGAGATCTATGTTACAGAAGATAGGGTTTGCACCTGGAATCAATAAACAAATCACTGCTACGGCTGCTGAAGGCCAGTGGATTGATTGTGATAATGTAAGGTTTAGGTATTCTACACCTGAAAAAATAGGGGGTTGGACACAGCTAGGCGCCGATAATATGACAGGCGCAGCGAGAGCTCTACATCAATTTACTAATAGTTTAAGTAGAAAGTATTCTATCATAGGAACAAACAGAATTTTATATGCTTACTCGGGTGGTGTATTTTATGACATACACCCTATCAAATCTACAAACACATTATCAAATGCATTTAGTACAACTAACGGATCAGCAACAGTTACTATAAACTTTTCTGGTGATCATGGTATACAAGCTGGAGACATTGTTTTATTAGACAATTTTTCATCTATTACTAATTCTAATTTTGGTGCATCTGATTTTGATGACATAAGATTTATGGCTACAACAGTGCCATCATCAAGCACCATTACGATAACAATGCCATCAGCAGAATCAGGGTCTGGAGCAACACAGTCTGGTGGTATTAGAGTTCAACATTATTATCGCGTTGGACCTGATGTTCAGTCACAAGGTTTTGGTTGGTCACTAGGATCTTGGGGAGGAGAAGCAGTAGGAGCTTACACAACAGTTTTATCTGCAGACATAAATAGCTCAACAACAAGTATTACTTTAAACGATGCATCACAATTACCAAGCTCTGGAACAAACTTTATATTAATAGGAACAGAAGAAATATCATACACAGGTATATCCACCAATACTTTAACAGGTGTAACAAGAGGTGTAAGAAATACCACAGCAGCATCACACTCTTCAGGAGCCACAGTTACAAATACATCTGAATATGTAGCATGGGGTGAAGCAGCTTCAGGTGACTTAATTGTTGATCCTGGTATGTGGTCTATTGATAACTTTGGTGACAAAGCTATTTGTTTGATTGTAGATGGTGAAGTATTTGAATGGAACTCTGCAGCAACCGATGCAACTAATTCTAGAGCAACTATTATTTCAGGTGCACCAACAGCATCAAGACATATGCTCGTATCTACACCGGACAGACACTTAGTATTCTTTGGTACAGAAACTACAATTGGTACAAAATCTACACAGGACGATATGTTTATTAGATTCTCGGACCAAGAAGATATTAACACGTATACACCTACAGCAACCAATACAGCAGGTACACAAAGACTTGCCGACGGATCACGGATCATGGGAGCCATTAGAGGTAGAGATGCGATCTATGTTTACACAGACACAGCTTTGTTTTTACAAAGATTTGTTGGTCAACCTTTTACATTTGCTTTTGTTCAAGTTGGAACAAACTGTGGACTAGCTGGAAAGAATGCAGTGGTTGAAGTAGATGGTGCAGCTTACTGGCTATCTGAAAATGGTTTCTTTAAATATGCTGGTGCTCTTGAGTCTCTACCATGTTTAGTAGAAGATTTTGTTTATGACGATATTAATTTAGATTCTGGTAATCAGATGATTAACGCAGGGCTGAATAACTTGTTTGGTGAGATTATGTGGTTCTATCCAACAGCTAACTCTTCTGTTGTTAATAAAATGGTTTGTTACAATTACCAAGACTCTGGACCACAAAGACCTATATGGACAGTAGGTACATTAGCTAGAACAGCTTGGGCAGATTCTGCTGTATTTGGTAATCCTCATGCATTAGAATATGATTCTGATGGTGTAGAAGGAGCTACTTCATCTACATATGTGCAAGGTAATACAGATGGTATATCAACATACTATCAACACGAAACAGGAACGGATCAGGTTAAAGGAGGAACTGTAACAGCGATTACAGCAAATATTTTATCAGGAGATTTTGATATAACTCAGCAACAACAAGGTGTAGCTTCACTTCGAGGTGATGGTGAATTTTTAATGAAAGTAAGAAGATTTATACCAGACTTTGTGGCTCAAACAGGTAGCACACAAGTTACATTAAATTTAAAAAATTATTCTAATGATACAGCTGCAAGCTCTGCACTAGGGCCTTTTACAGTAAGTTCATCAACAACTAAAGTTGACACGAGAGCTAGAGCAAGAGCCGTAGCTTTAAAAGTAGAGAATACAAGCACAGCTCAAGATTGGAAATTAGGAACTTTTAGATTAGATATACAACCAGACGGTAGAAGATAATGGCAAAGATAGTACAAGTATTAACAAGACCTAGTTCAGAATATCGACAAGATGTTGCTGATGCACAAGTTAGAGATCTTGATGGTATTATACAAAAATTAAATACAACGTATCAACAAGAATTAAAAGATGAGATGGAAGCAGAAAACTTCTTTATAAATTAATGGCAAATAGTTTTATAAATAAAAAAGTAGATCTTACAACGACAAACCTTACAACACTGTATACGGTGCCGTCGTTTAAAACATCTGTGATTAAATCGATTTTAGTATCTGAAGATGCAGGATCAGGAGCTAATATAACAGTGACTTTGGTAGACGCGTCATCAAATATATTTAGCCTGTTTAAAACAAAAGCCATAGCTTCAAATGCTACAACAGAGCTGTTAACACAACCTCTTGTTATGGAGGCTAGTGAGGCTTTGAAAGTACAAGCTAGCGATGCAAATGAATTGCACGTAATAGCATCAATCCTAGAAATAGAACCAAGAGAGGTAACGACGTAATGCAAACAATAAAGCCAGAAAAGATAATAACAACTATATCTAATCTTAAGACAGGTGAGGTATATAAATCAGAGGACGAATGGAAGACAAAAGGCATACCAGAAGCAGAGATTAGAAGAGATGTAAAAGTAATTATGCCTTCGCTTGATTTGTTCCCTAAAACCAAGTAGTGTGAAAAAATGGCAATAACTAGATCACAAATAGCAAGACAATTATTAGCAGAAGGTGGAGTATCATTAGATGATGCCAAAATGATGGCACCAGAAGGTGAGTTTCTTGCATACATAAATTCAAAGGAAGCAAAGATGTTAAAACAAGCTGGTGGATCTGGTATTATGACACCTCTAGGTATTCCTAGTTTTTATGGTTCTGATGCAGGATTTGGTGATGACGATTATAAAGATGAGTCTGCTTCTTTTGATGCTGGTAGTGGTAGTGGAGATGGAAATGGAGGTGGAGGACCAGGACCAAAAGGACCTCCAGGTGGAGGAAAGGATGATAGATCAACTTATGATGAGTTGGGTTATATTACACCAAATCCATATGGCAGACAGGTAACCGATTTTGGAAGAAACGTTGCTAGAGGAACAGCAAGTATTATTGGAGGACCAGTAGCAGGTTTTACGGTAAACCAAATGTTATCACGAGAACAAGACAAACAAAAAGAGTTAATGAACGCTATTCAAAGTGGTTCACAATATTTTGGTAAAACACCACAAAGTTTAACAACACAATTTAAACAAACAACAGGTATGAAAACTGGACCAAGTGGACCTCCAGGTGGAGGTGGTGGAGATAGTCCAATCATTCCAAGATTACCGCAAGTTGCATCATTGCCCACGGACATCGAAACACCAAGAAGTGATTTACAAAAATCATTTGATGTAAGATTCTTTTTAGATCCTAGATTTGCAGCAGCTGAAGGTGGAGAAGTTTCTGTAGATGATGCAGAGAAGATGGCACCTCCAGGTGAATCATTAGCTTATATTAATAACGATGAAGCAGCATTATTAAAATCATTAGGTGGTGCTGGAAGACCTGTAAATCCAACAGGCATACCCTCATTTTTTATTAAAAAAGTTTTTAGAGGAGCAAAGAAAGCTGTTAAAGGTATAACAAAAGCTGTTAAAAAAGTAGCAAAAAGTCCTTTAGGAAAAGCTGCATTAATTTATGGTGCAGGAGCTGGACTTGGAGCTTTTGGTGCCGGAACTGCAAGAGCAGGATCAGGGTTTGGATTATTTTCACCTGGTAATGTTTTGTCAAATTTACAAACAACAGGTGGAAACATTGCAGGTTTTTTTAGTGGTAGAACAAATTTAAATGATTATAAAGGTAAAAGAAGTTTATTTGGAAAGGGTTTAGATTATTTAAAAGAAAATCCAGTGACTGCTGGAATAGCAGCGGCCTCAGCTTTACCCTTATTGACAGGTGCTGGAACAGAGGAAGAAGTTGAAAGCACAGCGCAGAAAATAGCAGATAGAACAGGTATGGATTTACAAGCTATTAGAAAAGAAGTTCAAGATGCTACAGCACAAGGTCAAGATGCTTTAGATGCTTTAGCTTCCAAATACCCATTTTTAACAAGAGCTGACTCTGCTTTAAAAGAAGGTGGAAAAGCTAAAAAGAAAACTTATAAATACAAAGATAAACCTTATGGACCTAAATTCGCTGCAGAAGGTGGTTTAATGAGCCTAGGAGGCATGGAGATGGACCTTAGAGGCGGAGGCTTTGTTCCTTTAGGAAAAGCTGAAAAAGCAGACGATGTGCCTGCTAGATTATCTAAGAATGAGTTTGTATTCACAGCTGATGCAGTTAGAGCAGCAGGTGGAGGAAGTGTTGATAAGGGAGCAGATCTAATGTATAAAACAATGAAACAACTAGAGGATAGAGTAGCATAATGGCTGTACAAGAAACGCGAGTATTACCACCACAATTTATAGAAGATCTAGCAACAGATTACGGAACGCAGTTAACAGCGTTAACTTCACAAGCTATAGATACATCTAAATTTGCACCTACGGTTGCACAACAAGATCCTTTACAAGCACAAGCTGCAACACTTGCATCTTCTGGTATTGGATCATTTCAACCTTTTGTTACTGCAGCACAAACACAAGCAGCTGATGCATCAACACAATTAGGAACTGCAGCAACAGGTATTGCAGGAGCAGAGTCTTTATTAGGAACTGGCGCTGGAACAGGCACAGGTTCTGTATCTTCTTATATGTCTCCATATCAAACACAAGTTATTGATGCTACATTACAAGAGTTCGATAGAAACAGAGCAATACAAGAACAAGCAATCAGAGATCAACAAGCACAACTAGGTGTTCTTGGTGCTGGCAGAGCAGGCGTGCAGCTTGCAGAATATGGTACAGGTCAAGATAGAGAAAGAGCATTACTACAAGCAGGATTATTACAACAAGGTTTCGGTCAAGCACAATCTGCAAGACAACAAGATTTAAGTAACAGAGCTTCGCTTGCAGGACAAAGAGCAGGATTAGCTGGACAACAATTAGGACAAGCACAATTTCAATCAGGATTAGCACAGCTAGTTCCTAGTCTACAAAGAGGCGATATTAGCACGTTAGGATCAGTGGGCGCTATCCAACAAGCACAATCACAAGCGCAACTAGATGCAACAAGAGAAGCAAATAGATTACAAGCGTTTGAACCTTACGAAAGACTTGGAACTTTTGGATCTGGTGTTGCACAACTTATAAGTGGATACCCAGGACAAAGACAATTTACAACTGTGCCTAACCCAACACCTTTACAAACTTCTCTTGGTATTGGTGCTACATTGGCTGGAATATACGGGAGCTTAAGAAGATAATGAAAAACAGAATATTAAAAAGACCTATGTTTAAGATGGGTGGATCCACTGACGGTATCATGTCAGGATTAGATACACCTAGTTTAGATGCGTCTAGAGCTACATATAATAGAGGTGGTGATGTTAGACAAAGAGTAGACACAATAAGAGGTATCTACGATGATATATTACCAGAAAGAGATCGTAGAGGCATGCCAGGATCTGTATCTAATTTACTAACCGGTTTTGGTTTAAATTTATTAGCACAGCCTGGTGGACAAAATATATTTCAAACAGCTGCAAAAGCAGCACAAACGCCTTATCAACAATTTGTTGCAGCAAGAAGAGGTGAACAGGCTGAAGATAGAGCATTAACACAGGCTATTATTGGTGATGCCATTGAACAAGAGTCTGATGAAGAAATAGCAAGATTAAAAGGAGAAAAAGGAAAGAGCTATGAGTTTGAAAAAAAATTAGGAGCTTATGAAGGTTTTCAAACAGCAATCTCAAATAATCTTGAAAAGATTAATTCTATTGATGAAGAAATAAAACAAAAACAAAAAGAACTTACAACAATAGAGGCTGGAGAAAAAGGCGAGATAGATACTGTTAAAGTAGATTCTATAAATAAAACAATTAAACAATTAGAAAAAGAAGGCAAAGATTTAGCTAGCTCAAATAAAAAAATAAAAAGAAGATCTGAAATAGTTCTTGGAAATGAATCTGACTTAGATAGACAAGTTCGTTTAGAAAGAGAAGAAGGTAATATAACAGTGGCTGAATATAATGAATATTTAAGAACAGGTAAATTACCTGAATCTTTAGGAAAAGCTGAAGGAGGTAGAATCGGATACCAAGAAGGAGATATGGTTGATACACCTACATTATCTCGAGCTTCTGCGATAGATTATAACACATTAAGATCAAGGCTTCCAAAAGAAATAGGAAACGATATTGTTAAACTTATATCTGACAGTAATAAAGCCTTGACTGATTTTGCAAATATCAGAACACAACAAGACGTAGATCAATTTAACCAAGCATACAACGTAAATCTAGTATTACCAGCGGAGGAGTAAAATGCCTCTATTTAAGGAACCTAAATATAAAACAAGTAAAATAGATCTTGATAAAGATACAGTCTTTAAATCATTAAAAAAAAGAACAAATCCAAAACCAAAAAAAGAAGTTAAATTTACTTGGAGTGGATTAGGCAATCTTGTTAGAAGTCTTGCTCCTACTGATCCTCGTAAATTTGAACGACTTGGTTTATTAGCTAGTGGTGAAGCTAAACCAGAAGAGAAAGACTATATTGATTTTTTTGAAGATGTAGAAAAAGGATTATATGGCATAGCAGAAAATACAGCTTACTCTATTGGAGATCTTGCAACTTCAGGAATAGATGCAGTTGCTGGAACTAATTTAAATGAAAGATTAGACAAAAGTTTTGAAGAAAATAAAATGGATGATCCTGAAACATTCATAGGTAAAGCTACAGAAATAGTGGGCACATACGGTATACCAGGAGGTGCTGCGTTTAAAATAATGAATAGAGTGAGAAAGTTATCTCAACTCAAAAGATCCAAAGCATTTTTAAGACTTACTGCGGGCAAGAAAATTTCTAACATAGCAAGTAGTGCTGGGTACATGGCGGGTGTTGTAGGTGCTACAGATTTTTTAGCTAACGATCCAGATAGACAAACCTTAGCTATTGAACAAGAATCATTAGAAGGTTTATCCAGTAGAGAAAGAGTAGCTGCTAAATTTAGAAACAGATTAAGATTTGGTGCTGAAGGTGCTTTAATAGGAGGAGGTTTTGCTTTAGCAGGTAAACCTATTGCTCTTGGTATTAAATATGGAATTGTTAAGCCGTTAACAACAACCGCAAGTATAGGTTTAAAAGTTGCTGATAAAACTGTAGTGCAACCTGTATCTTATCTATTATCAAAAGATAAATTAGTAATACCCACTATATCAAAAGGTTTACAAAAAGGTTCTGCTTATACATTAGAAAATATTTTATCTCCTCTGTTAATTGGTAAAGTGCCATTTAAAACACAGTTACCTAAATTTAAAGATTGGAGAATGTTTTCTGTAAACTCAGAAGACGAGGTTAAAAGACGTGTTAAAAAATTAGATAATTTTTTAGCTAAATTTAGATCTGTAGGAGAACAAACAGCTCAACAATATAGATTATCTACAGCTGCAAAAACAGAAATAAAAGCAGTAAATAGAACCATAGAAAAATATTTAGAAGATTTAGAAAAAAGGTCTTATGCTTTAGCAGGAGGTTTTTTAAAACATTATAATACACAAAAACCATCTCCCGCTTTACGAGACAAATACCTCAATGATGTTTTAGCTTATCTTAAAAAAGAAATGCCATTAGAAAAATTACCTGAAACTTTAAGAGTATCCGCAAAAGGATTAGATACAGAGCTAGTAAAAGCTAAACAGAAGTTTGCTGATTTATTACCAGAAGGAGATCTTAAATCTTTTATAATTAATAATGTGCAATCTTATATGCGTAAATCTTTCTCGGTGTTTACAAATCCAGAATATGCACCTAAGAAAGAGGTATTTGATGATGCGGTTAAATATTTTTCTACTGTTATAAAGGGCAATAAAGATATGACAGAAGCTGCATTAAAATTTATTAATAAACCTACCGATCAAGAACGAATTACAGAGTATGCAAAAAGTTTAACTAATAAATTGTTAAGAGATGGTAAAAATAATGATTTAGATCCTCTTCAAGTATTACAACGAATAGGAAAAAAAGATTTGCGATTAGACAAAACTATAAAAACAGGAGAAGAATTACCTGATGCAGTTAAAAGATTACTAGGAGCAGAAGATGATTTAAAAGCATCTGTGTTAACCACAGTTAATCATGCAATCGTAAACACAACGAATAAAAAATTAGCGGATAGATTAGCTATATTAGGACAAAGAGAAGGTTGGTTATACAAATCTAGAGAGGCTGCTATTGCAAACGGTATATTAGATCCACATAGAATACAGGCACCTCAAAGTTTAGGTTTATTAAATACAAGGTTAAATAATTTATATGGTAGTGCTCAAATATCTCAGGCTGTAAGAGGCACACCAGGAACTTTAGATAATCTAATACAAAATAAAGCTTACAGAGGGTTATTACAATTTAAAGTAGCAACACAGTTTGGTAAAACGGTATTATCACCAGCCACACAAGTTCGTAACGTAACATCAGCCAGTCTATTTCCATTAGCCAATGGACATATTGGTGGCCGTGCATCTGTTACAGATGCTGTAAAAATAGTTATGGATGATATCTTTGGAGCAGGTAAGGATGTAACAACACCTCGGCTTATTAAAAGCATAGAAAATAAAATACGTTTAGGTGTGTTAGATGAAAACATTGTAGCATCAGAACTTGGTGCTGTATTAAAAGAAATTAAAAAAGGATCTGTAAATAATTTAGACGCTTTATACAATAAATTAACTAATGGTAGATTTTTTAAAGGTGCAACAAGATTATATGCTGGAGGTGATAATCTCTGGAAATGGTATGGTCATGAATATGTAAAATCACAATTACGTTCTACTTACAAAAATGTTGATGATATTGCACAATGGACTAGAGAAATAACAGGTAAAGAATATGACAGATTTTTACCATTCACAAGACAACTTAAAACATTTGATGATGCATTAGATGAAGCTTCAGCGTGGTATATTAGAAACACATATCCAACATATAGTAAAGTTCCTGAAGCTATTAAAGCAATTAGAAAATTACCATTTGGTAACTTCGTGTCTTTCCCTGCAGAGATGATACGTACATCATTTAATATTTTAAATATTGGTGCGAAAGAAATTGCATCTAGTAATGAAGCACTTCGTCAAATAGGTTATAGAAGAATGATAGGTGCAAGTTTTACTCTTGGTGGAGCAGGTACTTCCGCTTTAAATTTAGCTTCTTCGATTACAGGCACAACAGTAGATGAATTAGATGCATATAAACGATCGTTTGCAGCACCTTGGAATAAAGATTCTACACTATTACCAATGAATAAATGGAAAAATGGTGTTGGTAAAGCAATAAACTTTTCTTACTTTAGTCCCTATGAAGTTGTACAGAAACCATTTGAATCTCTAATTACAGAAATAGAACAAGGTAAACTTTTACAAAAAGATATTGATGATAGAACTTTAGAATTAGTCGGTTCTTTTTTAGGTCCCATTATTGAACCCTTTGTATCTGAAGCAATTGCGCTTGAAAGAACTTCAGACGTTATTCCAGCAGGATTTGGTGTTGGTGGCCGAGGTGGTCAAACAAAAACAGGAAGTAGAGTTTATTCACCAACTGATAGTGTAGGCGATAAAATAACAAAAAGCTTTGTTCATGTAGTAAAAGGTGTAGAGCCTGGAGTTTCAACAACAGGTAGAAAAATAGCAAAAGGAATAAATCAAGATTTAACTAGAGGAGGTGTACCTGTTAATTTAAGAGATGAATTATTAGCTTTATTCTCAGGTATTAGAATTATAAACGTAGATGCACCAAGAGCTTATAATTATAAATTAACTGAATATAATAAAAACAAAAGATCAGTTACTGTATCAGAAAAGTTTTATAGTCCTGAAAACGCACAATCAAGAGGCGGAAAAACTTTAGTTAAAGAGTTTGAAAAAATTCAGGATGAGGGTCTTATGGTGCAAAGAAAATTTTATCAAGTATTAAAAGATGCTGAAGCCATGGGCGTGGACAAAAGAACATTAAGAAAATTAAATAAAGGTAGATTATCTAATAAAGAATTTAACAGAATTTTAAGAAACAAATACACACCTGTAGGATACTCAAAATCTAGAATGAACAAGAGAGTTAGAGATATTGAAAAAGCTTTCCCTGATCAAGAAATAGATAAAAGTTTCGCATATCCAAGAAGAGAATTAAATCAAATTATTAGAGAATATAGAAATAGACCTTTACAAAAAGAAGAAACAAAAGAGCAAGAAATAGAAGATCAAAGATCAGAAGTAACACCAAGACAAGAACCAACAAGAGTTAGTCAAGTACAAACACCACCTCTACCAAGAACACCTGCGCCAATAATATCTGGAACACAGACCGCAAATGTGGTAAATCCAATGTCTGGGTTGACGCAAACTGAAACTGCATTATTATCCCCAGAAGAACAAATTATAAGACAAAGGACTAAAAGAGTTTAATGGCAATAGAACCTAAAACAACTAGAGAACATATTTTATCCCTGTATGGACATATATCAGGAGTTAAAAAAAATATTGCGCACATGCACAAAGGTATTCATGAATTGGGTGGCAAGATAGACAAAATCTATTGGGTTCTTTTAGCTGCGGTGGGGACCGTGGCCTTACTTTTATTAGAAAGATTTATAACTTAGTCCTCACGATCATCGTGCCAACGCTCGTTGATCTTACTAGCCATCCAATAAGCTATCGGAATACATAGTATAAATGTAATTTCTGCCGCTCTTAAAACACTTATATCCCAAAGTTTGTATACAATATGATGAATTCCTATCGGTGAGAACGCACCAACACATAATAATATTGCCATTCTAATATAATAAGGATATCTCATATCCAGTCTCTTAACTCTTCACCCATGACTTCTGAAGCTATATTTATCTTCTTACGTAAAGCTTTTACAATTTTTTCATCTACCGTATCTTGAGCTATAATATCTACATAGGTTACTGTTTTCTTTTGACCTATTCTGTGCGCTCTATCCTCTGATTGCATTCTTTTTTCAAGATCATATCCATTAGAATAATAAATCACTGTGTTAGCCTCTGTAAGTGTAATACCATAACCACCTGTCTGTGGCGTACCGACCAAGAACCGTACACCGTTGTTAGCTTGAAACTTTTTAATATTCTTTTGTCGTTCTTCTTGTGGAGTTAAACCATAATAACTAACCACGGACCCCGGACCATACTTATCCGTTAGAATATTAACTATGTTTTTTACATCCTGTTGGTAATGTCCCCAGATAATAACCTTGCCTTCTATTTCTTCTAATACATCTAAAAGTTCTGTTAATCTATTATTTTTTACAGGCTGTATACTGCCATCATCAGCTGTAAAATGACCACAAGTAATCTGCTGCAGTCTCATTAATTGTGTCAGAACAGTAACAGAAGTAACTCGTTTACCATTAAGAGTTGCAAAAGCTTCTTTTTTCATTTGTTCATATATTTTAGCTTGTTCTGAAGATAATGTTATTTCTCTTTTGATGTAAACCTTTTCTGGTAGATCTAAACAATCTTGTTTTAAAACTCTGTATGAAAAAGATTTAAGAGTTTCTGATAACTCTTTTAGATTCTGAAATTGTTTAACTACATTTACACTTCGACCATGGACATGGATAGTCTTCATCTCTGCATATCTATTTCTAAAAGCATAGTAAGAAGTAAACTGTAAAAGACTAGGATTTAAAAACTCACATTGAGAGTATAAATCTAATGGATTTCTAGTTACAGGCGAACCTGTCATTATTCTTCTATACTTGCAAAGATCACCTAGTGATAGAATATTTTTAGTTCTCTTTGCTTTTGGATTTTTTATTGTAGTGGATTCATCAATAGCTAACATTGATTTGTGTGATCTTAAAAATTTAGCAGCAAATAGTTTACCTTTATCTGTGCTTAGAGCTTCAACGTTCATAACTAGAATGTGTAGGTCTTGACCCGTTTCGAACAGTCGATCTAATTTCTCTTGTTGTTTTTTATTTATGTTAGGCTGCCATAATACTGTCACATTTTCGATATGATCAGGTAAGTGTGTGGGTAACTCTTGGTTGTACCAGGTTCCTACAACTCCTTTTGGAGCAATAATTAAAGCACCATCAACTTTACCTTTGTCATAAAGCATAGCTAAATTATCAATTAGAACTTTTGTTTTGCCAGTTCCCATTTCCATAAAATATGCATACTCTTCTTTGTGCCAAGAATTTTCTAAAGCAGTAAGCTGATGCGCATATGGCTTCGTTTTAAATTTGTAGTTCATCTTTCTATTGACAGGTATATAGGATTTTGCTAATAAGTCAAGTATGAAAGAAAAAGAAAGTATAGATCTTGCAGAGGTAAGAAAAAATAAACCGCCGACAGTTTATGTGGTGCAAGAAATTGCAGGCACAAGAGAAGGTCGTCCTAAATTTAATATTATGGGTGCTGCTCAATACGGCAACTTAAAATTTTTATTAGATGAAAGATCACAGATTATATTTTCTCCAGGTCCGTTAATATTTAAATTAAGAAATGCCTTAAGAGATTTTAAGAGCACAGACTATTTGCTATTAACTGGAGACCCTGCTATAATAGGTGTGACTTGTAGCATTGTATCAGAGTATACAAACGGCAAGTTCAATTTATTGAAGTGGGATAAACAAGAAAAAAGATATTATCCTATCGAGATAAATCTTTATGAAACAGGAGCAACGAATGACGATAGACTTTGAGAAAGATCAAGAAGAAATATTGGATAAGACTGCCAATATTAATAAGCTAGCAGATAAGATTAGAGAAATGCAAGCAGTTCAAAAAACCATCGAAGCTGAAGAAGAACAACTCAAACAAAATAAAAAACATTTAGACTACATATCTGGTGAAGTTATACCTACAATGTTGTCTGAAATGGGTTTGTCTTTTTTAAAACTTCAAGATGGATCATCTATAGAAGTAAAAACAAATTACAGCGCCACAATTACACAAGCTAAAAAAGCTGAGGCGTTTAACTGGCTTCGTGAGAATGGCCTGGGCGATATAATCAAAAATGAGATATCCGTATCGTTCGGTCGTAACGAGGATAACAAGGCGGCTGATTATGCCGAACTTGCAAAGAGTCAGGGTTTAGACCCGATGCAAAAGCTGAAGGTCGAACCTATGACTCTAAAAGCGCTAGTCCGTGAGCGTATGGAGGCAGGAAAAGAAATGCCGACGGAACTTTTCAACATCTTTGTTGGAAATAAAACAACAATAAAAAGGAAACAATAACCATGAGTGAAGTAACAAAAAAAGAAAGCAGCGGAGCATTAGCAGCTGTAAATTTCGAAGCTGATGCAGGCCAAGGCTTGAACATGTCGCAAGATGATCTTGCGTTACCGTTCTTAAAAGTTCTTGGTCAACTATCACCCGAGTGTAATAAAAGGGACGCTAAATATGTCAAGGATGCAGAACCTGGCATGATTATAAATACCGTGACAAACGAGATTTATGATGGCGAATCGGGGATAGATGTTGTGCCTGTTCATTATAAAAGACAATATATTGAATGGCAGGACAGAGGTGAGAGTCAAGGTGCTCCGGTAAAGATATATGAAGCTGGAGATGACCTACCGTCAACTACAAGAGACAAGTTTAATAAAGATAGATTAGCAAACGGTAACTATCTTGAAAATACAGCTAGTCATTTCGTAGTGATACTTGGTAATAACCCGGCAACAGCTTTGATTTCTATGAAAGCTACTCAATTAAAAGTGAGTAGAAAGTGGAACTCAATGATGATGGGTATCAAGATGCAAGGTAAAAATGGAATGTTCACACCTCCAACATATAGCCACACTTATAAACTAAAAACTGTTCAACAGTCTAACGACAAAGGAACATGGTTTGGTTGGGATGTAGCAAGGGTTGGACCAATTCAGGATGCGGGTATTTACAAGATAGCAAAAGACTTTGGTTCAAGTGTAGCCAAAGGTGCTGTCAAAGCAAAACACGAAGCTGAAGCTCCTAAAAGTCAAAAAGCAAAAAAAACATTAGACTTATAAGTTCCTATGTAGGGAAACGGGGCCGGCTAGGGAGACTGAAACGGCCCCATACTTTTATTTATGATAAAAAATGGACCAAGAACTCATGAAGAATGGCTAGACACAGGTAGGATAATTATCCCCTGTGTAAATAAAAAATCAGTCATACCTAAGTGGTCCGATCCAGAATTTAAAATTTCAAAACAAGAGTGGCAAGATCATCATATTGGAAAACAGATTGCCATAAGATTAGATAACGATACAGACTTTGATATTGATAATCCAAGAGTTAAATATTTTGTTCATGATCATCTAAAATATCGTGGTGCGGTATTTGGTAGAAAGAATAACACACAAAGTCATTATATATTTAAAGGAGCTATCAAATCTAAAAAATATATTTTACCAAACGATTTAAAACAATATTGTGAAAAAGATGCGCATGGTGCAACATTATGTGAAATAAGATCTGGTATAAAAGAATACACGGTCGTTCCAGAGTCCCAATATCACTTAGGTAAAGAACTAATAGAGTGGGAAAATTACGAAAGCATATCCGAGTATCCTGATGATTTAACGCAAGACATTGGTAGAATCGCCTTGCAATCAGCTCTTTGTATTTTGTATCCAACAACGGGATCAAGAGATGCATACTGCACGGCAATAGCTGGTGTATTATTGAAACACTCAACATGGACCCCGGAACAAATTGATTACTTTGTACATAGAATTGCTATCGAAGCAAAAGACGATGAGGCAAACTTAAGAAATAAAAAAGGAACTTCTCACAATAAAACAAACAGAAAATTTGGTATGACTAAAATATCAGAGATTGTTCAATGTTCTGTAAAAAGTATAGCATTCTTATTTCAATGGATTGGTATTGGATATCAAACTGTTGAGGGTTCTTCGGCCATAGGAGAGATAACCGAATATGCAAAAGATAGGTATGAGGTGAAGATATATGGAACTAAGAATGGTGAGGCTATCGAAAAGATTGTTTTAATAGACGGACCTACGTTGATGAATCAAAAATTATTTTATGAGACAGTCATTCAACAAGCTCAGATATGGATACCAAAGATGAAAACCATGGATTTTGAAACGATAGTAAAAAATAAATTTGAAGAGAGAATCAGATCAAAGAATTACATAGAGGGGGATGGAGAACATGAAGTATTTATAAAATATTTTAGACAATACATCGAAAGTAAAACTGCTTTTACAGATAAGAAAAACTTACTAGATTTTGGTTTGCCAGTGTTTGATTTAGAAAAAAACTATTTAGATTTTAAATTAGACTCATTCGAAGATTATTTAGAAGCTAGAAGAATAAAAATACAACGTGTTGATCTAAAAAAGAAATGTGAAGTAATACTTAAGGCTAAGAAAGTTAAAGGTAAGATTCTTAAACACTCTTGTGTGTTCTTTAGAATTGCAGACTATGAGATAGAAAAAGAAAATTTAACTATAGATGTTCAACCAGAGGAAGGAAAAGAGGTAAAACAAATTGATTTCGAAGCAGACGCTAGACAAGATTAGACCCATTGTAGGTCCACCAGGTACAGGTAAAACGCATATTAAAATTAAAAAACTATATGCTGAGCTGTCTGATAAATATGGCACCGAAAGAGGCATTGTGTTATCTCATACAAAAGTTGCAGCAGCTGAACTACAAGCAACTATTAAATCAATAGATAAAATTAAAACTAGTAATTTACTACAATTAGACGAAGATTATTTTCAATATAGAATATGCACCATACACAGCTATGCTAAAAAACATGGAGGTGAACGTAGAGAAGTATTTAGTAGTAAATCTGATTTTAATAATTTGTGTAATCATGTTCCCTTATTTAATTTAAAAAAGAATGCAGCAATTACAAAAGACCCACAAAAAAATCATCCTTTCTTTAGATGCAATGCTGAAGCACACGGTCGAGGTTTAAATATATCTGACCACTGGCACACTGCAGCTGATCCTCATAATAGTTACAAGCCTTACAATCTACAATTAATTTTAAAAATGAAAGAAGGTTATGAAAAATTTAAGAAGGATGAATTTTTACAGGACTATCAAGACATGATAGATGTGTACGTAAGAAAACCAAAAGTTCCTGCAGTTGATTTTTTAATTATAGACGAAGCACAAGATTGTAGTAAACCACAACTACTAGCAATAGAGAGGATGGCTGAACATGTGCGCTCAAAAGATGTAATTATGGTCGGCGACCCTAATCAAACTATTTTTAAATTTGCTGGGTCTGATCCAGATTTTTTTGAAAAACTATTTAAAGACGCAAGGGGAGAAGACGAACTTGAAGTAGGATTAAGATGTAGTAAAGCGATTAATAAATTTTGCAAAGAGATAATAAAACCTGTGTGGGAAAAGTACGGATACACAAGAGTTTGGGAGCCTACAGAGGTTGAAGGAAATGTTTATCGTATACCAGATTTAAATAAATCATTTGGTTTATCTAAACTATTAGAGAAAATAAAAAACTCTGATGAACAGTTTCTGTTTACTTATCGAAGTTTAAAATCAAAAGAATGGCTAGTGCCTTTCTTTGAAAGATATGGTTTAAAATATAAACATGTTGGTTCAGAACACTTGCACGTTTCTGATGCAGAATTAAATTCCCACTACACTTGGCCTTTGTTTATAAAAGGCACACCACAATCCCTAGAACAAATTCAAGCCTATTGGAAGCACTTAGATAAAAGATATAAGAAGAAAGACGCTAGAATATTTAAAAAGATGATAAATAAATCTTATACTTTTCAAGAGTTTGTTAATTTAGAATTTTTAGATTCTACGCTAAGTGATACCCTTGATTTTTATAAACTTATAAAAACACCAAAAGATGTTGAGGGTAAGAATAGACTACAGCAAAGAGTAAAATATATAAGATCTATTATTAATAATAATAATTTAAATCAATCAGCTACCATTGAGTATGGTAATTTTCATAAGATAAAAGGTTTAACCAGAGATAACGTTATCGTTGATCTTTCAATTACTCGTGCTGAACCTTATCATGAACAATTATATTTAGGATACACTGCATGTAGTAGAGGTAGGTATGATTTATGGATTTTAAAATCACAAACAGGGAAGGAGTTATTAGATAAACATGAGCACATACAATAAACAAATTGCAGGATCACATTATAAAAAATTTAAGATTCAGCCCAGTAAGTTTATAAATGACAACAAGTTGCTTTTCGCGGAGGGCAATGCTATAAAATACATATGCAGGCATCCTCATAAAAATGGGAGAGAAGATCTTGAGAAGGCCATGCATTACATAGAAATGATAATAGAGAGGGATTATAAATAATGTGTACTGTGCCAGAGATAACTGATTTAGATTTATCAGGTGTTACTACAGTGGCTGTAGACTTAGAAACCTATGATCCTAATTTAAAAACAAAAGGCTCGGGTGCTATAACAGGTAATGGTTTTGTCTGTGGTATTGCAGTAGCAACGCACAAACAAACATTATACTTTCCAATTAAACATGCAATGACAAGTAATCTTAATGAAGATAAAACTTGGGATACTCTTAACAAATTAATTTTTCAAAACGAAAACATAGCTAAAGTTTTTCATAACGCTATGTACGATGTGTGTTGGATTAGAGCAACCACAGGACTAATGTTAAAAGGACCAATCTATGACACTATGATAGCGGCCTCAGTGATAGATGAAAACAGGATGAAATATTCTTTGGATGCTTTAAGTAAAGATTATCTAGACGACTCTAAATATAAATGGGATTTAAAAGATAAGTCTTTGTCTCAATACGGTATTAGTGATCCTATGAGTAACATGCACAAACTTCCTTACGTCTTAGTAAAAGATTATGCTGAACAAGATGTAAGTTTAACTTTTAGGCTGTGGGATTTATTTAGTAAAAAATTAGACGAAATTATATACCCCCCAAAGGGTAAAAGTCCACGAAAAATTTTTAATTTAGAAACTAAATTATTCCCATGTTTAGTTGACATGAAGTTCAAAGGAGTTAAAATTGATGTCCAAAAAGCTGAGCTGTTTGGTAAGTTTTTAGAAAGAAGAAAACAAAAATTAATTAAAATTATAAAAGATAAAACGGGTATTGAAGTTGAAATATGGGCAGCTGCATCTATAAAAAAACTTTTAGATAAATTAAAAGTAACAGATTATAAAAAGACACCAAAGTCTGGTATGCCTCAGTTACCTAAAAACTATTTACAAACACACAAAGAACCTCTGCTAAGATTAATAGCAAAGGCTAGAGAATGTGAAAAAGCAAACAATGCTTTTGTAGAGGGTTTATTAAGTTTTGTCCATAAGGGTAGAATACATGCTGACATAAATCAAATAAGATCTGACCAAGGTGGCACAGTCACAGGTAGATTTTCTATGAGTAATCCAAATCTACAGCAGATTCCTGCAAAAGGATGGATAGGTAAAAAGATGAGAGAGCTGTTTACGCCAGAAGATAATTGTATTTGGGGTAGTTTTGACTATTCACAACAAGAGCCTAGAATTGTAGTGCATTATGCAATTAAATTATTAAAAAATAATCCTAATTTGTTAGAGGCAAGGATACCGAAGAAGTATAAAAATCATAACAAACAACAAATTATTAAGAGTGTTGAAAAGATAGAAAAATTTTATCAAGATAATCCAGATGCTGACTTTCACCAAGTGGTTGCAGACATGGCTAAAATACCAAGAAGACAAGCAAAGACCATAAATCTAGGTATGTTTTATGGTATGGGAAAAATAAAACTACAAAAAGAGTTAAACTTAGAGAGACAAGAAGCCAGAGAATTATTTGAACAATACCATGCTGAGGCTCCCTTTGTTAAGAAACTATCAGAAGAGCTTATAGAGTTTGCAACTGATAATGAGTTACTGTTCACACTTGGAGATAGATTTTGCAGATTTAATAAATGGGAAACAACAGATAAGAAATGGAATAATAAGATAGGAAGATTTGACCCAGTGCCTTTGTTGACAAAAGAAGAGGCAAAAAAAGAATATCGAACTTTTTTATTAGAACATCAAAAAGAAAAAGATGATCAGTACGAAAACTTACTATATTACTATGCTCCAGCGTTTACATACAAGGCTTTAAATAGATTAATCCAGGGTTCTGCTGCTGACATGACAAAGCAAGCTATGGTTAATTTGTATGAGCAGGGTATATTACCGCACATACAAATACATGACGAGTTGTGCATTTCTATAAAAGATGATAATCAAGTAAGAGTAGTAATGAAAACTATGGAAGAAGCTATTCCTTTATTAATAAAAAATAAAGTAAGTTATAAAAAAGGAGATAGTTGGGGCAACGCAAAATGAGAATTTATTATGGCATATCTAAACGCAAACATTCCTGTAGAGTACGCTCAAATAAAGAGAGAATATCTTTATGACCTTAAGAAACATCATGGTGAAGTTGAAGACTGCATTATTTTTGGTCTTTCGGCTCTTACAGGGCGTAGTATCCTTTTTCATTGTATTATGGAAAATGGAGCTGTCTACTATCGTCTACCGATATCTGCGTTCATTCAAAGAGGCTTTAAGCCAGAAGAAGTTCCTAGACGTAGACTTGATGAGTTACAGCTTTGGAATTGTTTCAGTTATTATCCTGCTGTTACTACTTGGGATATTTTAGAAGCACAAGCCGGTAAATACATTGGTAAAGATAAGAAATGGCACCACGGTAAATACTTATTTACGGTTGACTTTGCCCATCCTGAAGCTAATATATTAGACACGGATCATTCAGAGATACCGCACGAGCACAAGTGTGCTCACATCATAGCCCTAGACGACGGGAACTATGCAGCACAACCAAACAACAGATGCATTTGGGATATACCTTCATTTACAGTGAAAGATAATATTCCAGACTGGAAAGTGCAGACTTCTGAATGGAATGTAGAAAACACAAGTAAGTGGAAGACGGAAGACACAGATAACTTCTTCTACGAAATTGAGGAGAAAAAACATGATTAAAAAAATTTGGAACAAAATTAAAGGTCTTTGGGATAAGTATGTTAAATGGATCTTTAAAGGTTTTTATAAGTAATGAAAAAAGTAAAAACAAAAAGTAAATTATCCAGATTTGAATGGGTAAAAAAGAATATAGTGATTGTTCCGGTTGTAGCAGCTATACTAGCCGGAACTTTCACATCAGTTAGATATGTTCTTAATCTTACTGATACGATAGAAGCAAACAAATCAACTCTTGTAAATATTGAAAGAGATTTAAAAGTAGC